TACAATAGAAGAAACTTGCTTTTTTCGTATTTTTTTCACTTTTTTATCATTTATTTTACGAAAAAGCTTGACAAATATATATAGATGTGTTACATTATATATAGATGATTAAATAAAAATCATCGAGCCGAGGAGGGCAATTATGAACGTAGCTACTAAAAATATTGACAAATTAATCAAGACAATTGAAGCAGCCGAAAAAGAAGGAATGAAATGGATGTCAACTCTTGTTACTTCTAATTTTGGTATAGCATGTTATGCATTTACAAAACTATCCATCATAAAAAAACAAATAAAACAGGGTTATATTAACCTAAATAGGCGGGGAATATGGGACACGAAAACAAACCCAATAGATTTTTCTGATAGTATAGGAAATATTTATGATTTATACGCAAAAATGAGAAAAGAATAACCGCCACCACCCCAGGAGAGCAATACGTAAGCTCTCCTATTTTTACCCGGGTTCATACGGTGAGCTTGGGCGAAATATAGCCGATGGGCTTAAAACGAGATAAGGAGAGAAATTATGAAATACCACAAGTCAAAAGAGTATGATGCACATCAAGTTTCGTCTCTTGAAGAGCTTAAAACTATTGTATTAGAGGCAGAGGGCACAAATACCATCCGCTTTTACTACACCAATAATCTGCTATTCGTTGAATGGCGGAAAATTATTGAAGGGAAATACTGGCAAAAGAACAGAATTCTCATAACAAAAAAAGATTATTGGAATGTGTACATGACAGGCACTGCAAAAGAGGAAATAAAAAAACTCGGATTATCTGTACAACAAGGAAACTTATATATCTGTGATCGGAAAAAGGAAACTCTGATCGCAAAAGAAATTAACACTAAGGACATAAGTGTTAATTTCAAAGTTGATTGTCCTTTTGAGTTGACAGAAAAACAACTCAAAAGAATTAAATGGGAACAATTCAAAAGTAATAATCTTGAAATTATCTGTATTTTTACTTAATATTTCTTTGGAGGGCAATAGCTAAGCTCTCCTAATTTTACCCGGCCTCATACGTTGTGTGGGGCTGAGCGAAATATTTAAAAACAAATGGAGAAATAAATGGATACAGAAAATAAAAACCATAAAAATATTATTATAAAACTATTCGACGATTGGCGGCGGTCCTTCTGGATTGAAATGAAAATAGAATTATACAAATACACAAATCACATAATTAACGAACAGGAATTATCCCAAAGAGTTGTGATCGTAACAAGGAATCACGACAAAAAATGGAAAGATATTTGTAAGGAAAATGAAAATCTAATGCTTAATGAAGATGGATTCTTAAAATTAATAAAACCGGAATTAAACCAATTATTTACAGAAATGCCCTTGATAATTTCCGCATTAAAATATTTATAACGGATGAGTTTGAGGAAAACCCGAGTGATGCGGGGATTGATAGAGATTATTTATATTTTTTGTATAACCTTCACGTTGTGAGGGCAAGACGTTTTAATAATACTCCACCAGGAGGCTTGTATTTAAAATTCGTGTAATTAATGTCAGTGAATAAGGAAAGCCCGGTGTTATATTATGCCGGGCTGGTTTTAATTTTATACCAAGGAGAATAAACCCATGACAGACAGCAAAGGAAATATAATCCTTCCAGGTTCAAAGCTTGAATCAATTGAATATCCCGAGACGGAAGGACCAAGTATAAAAATTAAAAAAATTGAAAGAAAGTCATATGGTGAGATTGCTACCTTTATATTTATTAGCGATCCTGAAAAGAAAGAGCATAAATTATCTATGAATTCTATAAATAGAAACAAGTGGACACTCTCGGATCATAGTAAATAATTAAACAATTCAGAAAATAACACTTGACATAATTAAAATCTATGTTAAGATTAAAATTAAATCAAACCGGGCAGGTAAAAAGGATTTGTTAGGGATTCTGTCTAGTTATCTGCCCGGTACTAGACACCCTAACAAATCCTTTTTTATTTATTGGAGGAAATTATGACAAACGGAAAATTAAAATGCCAGCAATAAGTTATTCAAAACAAAACATAAAAAATCACGATTTCAAAAACAAAATTATCCAGGGAATTAAAATCCATACAATAAGACGATACCGGAAAAGACCAATCAAACTCGGTGATATTCTCTTCCACTATGAAAATTGGAGATCCCCGAAAGTAGAAATGTTTCATGCAAATGAATGTCTTTACTTAGCAGATATAGAAATTAAAATAGGAATTTGTTTTAAAGGGGAGTTTTATAAAATTATTGTAAATAATAAAGAAATAAAAACATTACAGAAATTATCAGAACTCGCAATAAACGACGGATTTGATAATTTTCAAGAATTCAGAGATTTTTTCATAAAATCCGGCCTTCCCTTTCACGGGCAAATTTTAGGCTGGAAGAAAGGAATAAACTATGGCAATTAAAACAATCCTAACCTGTGATAAACCTGGTTGTGGCGCTATCTTAGAGTTAGACGGTCCCTATCACATAGCCAAAGAAGAAATGAAAGACGAAGGTTGGAAAAACCGAAAGGTAGGCGAAGAATGGCAGATAATCTGCAACAATCACAAATAGCCCTAATAAAAGAAATTGACCATGATGAAAAGGATTACGACTCTATTTTCCACTTATTTGGTAATAATTTAGAAGACTTTCTTGACAGTGAAATAATTAAATGAGATACGCAACATACAACGATTTTCTAAAGTCAAAAATTGATCTTGCTCCTTTATCCGGTTTTAAAATCGACGTCGGCTTAATGAAGTTCAACGACGGCTACACTCTTAAACCTCACCAGCGGGATGCAATCAACTGGGCAATAGCGGGCGGAAAGCGCGCCTTATTCGAATCCTTCGGACTCGGGAAAACAATCCAACAACTTATAATCTGTCAAAAAATAATAGAACACGAAGGCGGCAAAGCCCTTATTATATGTCCACTCGGAGTTAAGCAGGAATTCTACCAAGACGGAATTAACAAACTTGACATAAAATTACAATACGTAAAAACTATGCAAGAATGCATAGACTCCGAAAATCAAATACTCATTACAAATTACGAACGTGTCCGGGATGGAAATATTGACCCTAACTATTTCAAAGTTGTTTCTCTTGATGAGGCGTCAGTGCTCCGCGGATACGGTACGAAAACATACCAATCATTTCTACAGCAATTCAAGCAAGTCAAATATAAGTTCGTAGCAACCGCAACCCCATCGCCTAACAAGTATAAAGAGTTAATTCACTATGCCGGATTCTTAGGTGTTATGGATACAGGGCAAGCACTCACCCGATTTTTTAAGCGTGACTCAACAAAAGCCAACAAACTAACATTACACGCCCACAGAGAAAATGAATTCTGGCTATGGGTATCATCCTGGGCATTATTCATTACAAAACCATCGGACCTTGGATATGATGATACAGGCTATGACCTCCCCGAACTTAAAATACACTTGCACGAATTAGAAGTTGACCACTTATCAGCCGGTTATGATGATGACGGTCAAGGAAAATTATTAAGAGAAGCTTCCATCTCTCTTAAAGATGCCTGTAAAGAAAAAAGAGATAGCATAATCCAGAGGTGTGAAAAAGCAGTTGAAATAATAACCAAAGATGGACCGGATAAACATTTCATTCTCTGGCATCACAGGGAAAGTGAACGACACCAACTTAAAAAACTTATTCCCGAACTATCCGAAGTATACGGAAGCCTGGATATAGACGAAAGAGAAAAAAGAATAATAGATTTTTCCCAGGGTAAAACAAAATACTTAGGTTCAAAGCCTCGCATATCAGGAAGCGGATGTAACTTTCAAAAGTATTGTGCAGATATGATTTTTGTCGGTATAGATTATAAGTTTAACGATTTTATCCAAGCAATCCATAGATGTTTACGATTCATGCAAGACAAAATAGTTAATGTGCACATAATATACACCGAAAGTGAACAGCAGATTTTAGATGTCCTGTTCAAAAAGTGGGAATTACATAAGGAGATGCTCATGAAGATGATAGAAATTATAAAAAAATATGGTCTATCGGCAACCGACAAGGAAAAAGATTTAGCTCGGACCTTCTTCGATTACCGGGAAGAAAAGAAAAGCAAATTATATACTGCTGTGTTAGGCGATTCTATCCTTGAGACACCTAAAATTCCGGATAATTATTTTGACCTCATTCACACGTCAATTCCATTCGGAAATCATTATGAATATACTATGACATTCAACGATTTCGGACACAACGCCGGAAATGAAAGATTTTTTGAGCAGATGGACTTTCTATCCCCCCATCTTTTAAGAACTTTAAAACCCGGGAGAATATTTGCATGTCACGTAAAGGACCGCGTACTTTTCGGAAATGCCACGGGAACCGGAATGCCGACTATGGACCCCTTCCACGTATATTGTATTATGCACTACATGAAACACGGTTTTCAATACTGCGGAATGATAACGGTGGTGACAGATGTTGTACGGGAAAATAACCAAACCTATAGACTTGGATATACTCAGCAGTGCACAGACGGTACCAAGATGGGAGTCGGTTGCCCTGAATATGTTTTATTATTTCGAAAATTACCAACTGATACCGGGAACGCGTTTGCTGATATCCCGGTAAAGAAATCGAAAAAAGAATACACAAGGGGCCGGTGGCAGATAGACGCTCATGCGTATTGGAGAAGTTCGGGCGAAAGATTGCTAACCTTTGAGGAATTCATAAATATCCCGGTAAACACAATACAGAAAATATTCCATGAATGGTCCCGAAAAAATCTATACGATTATGAAAAACACGTAAAATTAGCAGAAGATCTTGACAATCTCGGAAGCCTACCCGCTGCCTTCATGGTAGTAGCTCCCGGCTCACACTGCAAAGATGTATGGGATGATGTCCAAAGAATGTTAACTCTAAACGGAAATCAAAAAAGAAGAGACCTGGAAAACCACATTTGCCCTCTTCAATTTGACATAGTGGACCGGATAATAACGCGTTACACAAACAAAGGCGACCTCGTCTTCGACCCATTTGCCGGTCTAATGACAGTGCCATACCGGGCAGTCAAATTGGACCGTAAAGGTTACGGAATCGAACTCAACCCCATATCATACAACGACGGCTTGTGGTATCTTGAACAAGCAGAAAATGAAGTAGACGCCCCGACATTATTTGATTGCTTTGAAGATGAAATATTGCCCCAGGGAATAGCAAAATGAAAGGACAAAATGAATGAGTTGGCATTATTTGCAGGGGGTGGAGGTGGTATCCTCGGAGGGCATCTTCTGGGATGGAAAACAGTTTGTGCCGTCGAAATCGAAAAGTATCCTCGGGGAATATTGCTTGAAAGACAGAGAAACGGCATCTTGCCAAGGTTCCCAATATGGGACGATATTAAGACGTTTGATGGGCGACCTTGGAAAGGGAGAGTTGATATTATTTCCGGGGGGTTCCCTTGTCAAGACATTTCTTACGCAGGAAAAAGAGCAGGGATTGACGGGGAAAAGTCTGGACTCTGGAAAGAAATGCGCCGAATGGTTCGGGAAGTTGGACCTAAATTCGTCCTTGTGGAAAACTCCCCAGGACTACTCAGTCCTATTCGAAAACATGGTCGATGGGTCGGACCTCCGGGCATTACGACTGTATTCCAAGACCTGGCCAAAATGGGGTACTATGCAAGATGGTGTGTGTTGGGAGCTGATGACGCCGGAGCGCCCCACCAAAGAAAAAGGATTTGGATCTTGGCCTACACCGACACTTCAGGACTCAAAGTTGGGGGCCAATTTCAATATGTACCATCACCGGACAAAAGACAATTTAAGTGCTCAAGTAAAATTGCATGGTGGGATATCGACCCAGCAGACTTACCCGACACCGGATGCACATATAGACCGGGGAACTCAAAAGACATGGAAAAAGAAAAGACCGAGCGGTCATTATGCGAGTTACACGATCAATCAAGCAGTGAGAGACTTGGAAACAAAAAAATACCCGACTCCTCAAAAAAGAGATTACAGAACGGGACAAAAGAAACGGTTACAGAGGGAGAATGCACAGAAGAACTTGAACGATTGTTGCGCGACAGAGGAAAGTGGCCTACTAAATCCCGAGTGGGTAGAGTGGCTCCTGGGATTCCCCATAGGGTGGACCGACTTAAGGCCCCTGGAAATGCACAAGTTCCAGCAGTGGCTGCGCTTGCATTCGTTATTCTTAGTGAAGGGTTAATTTAAAACCAACAAGGAGAAAACTATGAAACCAATAACAACAGATGATTTTATACAAAATATTTGTCATGAATGCGGGGAAGAATGCCCCGTGTTATGCGATCAGATGAGATTTTTAAATAACATCGGCGATAAATATAAAATCTACACACTTGCTTCATCCCTGGAAATAGCAGAGGAAAGTTTTAAAATTGCCAAAATAAAAGAAACTTTGAAAGATTTTGAGGGATCGTCATCGTATTATAAATCAGCATATAACAACCTAAAATCAGCATCAACCGCAAAAGAAACGCTCCCGACATCTGAATTACCGGAAGAACCAAAATGATAGATCAACTTTCTATTGAATATGCCGCTTCAATTCTCTCGAAATATTATAAGGCGGCAACCACAAGAAAAAACGACACGGCAAAAAACGAAATAAAAGAAATAATGAAAACCTATCAACAGTTAGTTGATATAGCAAAATCCCATAATCAGATTGGAGAATAAATCATGAACAAATCAAAATCATGTTTTAATTGCAGAAATAAAAATATTTGCGTTCACAAAACAAGAATATTTGAAAAGCTCGAATTAACACTATTTATAGTTTCCGACGCAGGGGGATTAGTTACTTCGATAGCAAACAGTATTGGTGTTAGGTGTAAATACTACGATCCATATACCCAAGAAGAAAAAGAAGATAGAGGGATTGACCATGAGAGAGAATATGAGTAACGGAAAAAAAGAAATGATCCCTAATTTTTATATTAAATTGATAAGAAGAACCGACAGTGGTCCATGGCCTCTTAAATACTCCATAGAACTTCTTATTGAGGCAACGAAAAAATTACTTGATAGACATAGTTACGACGGGGTTAAACATGAAGAATATTTATGCTGTATCAGAAGTTTAGAGGAAAATATGAAAGGAGCAACCAATGAGTAAAAAATATTATTACGGGACTCCTGATCAAGAATATTACGACGAAACCGATCATGAAAATGCCGCACAGTGTATAGCAGATACTAATTATTATGAAGAGAGTAATGATTATCTCATAATGGTTGAAATGACTAATAGCAGAAAATCCGGTCATGTTTTTTTGCACTTGCCGGAAAGAGTTTGTCGACGGTGGAGATCCTTGTTGTGGAGGGTGGTGCGAAGATTACAAACCAAGAAACGGTAAAACCGGAATCTGCAAATACCATTCTTTCGGACTAATTGAAACCGGACGGAAGTGGAAAGTATTTGCAGACGGAACGATAAAAAAGATATCTGGAAGAAATAAAAGGAGTTAAAATGACAATAGATAAAATCAAAGAATTTTTAGAATTAAACGGATGGAAAAAAGACGAAATAGACGAGGACTATATATCCTATACCCATAACGATAATTATTATATAGATGTTGGCATCGAAGACGGTGAAATCGTAATACTTGCGGATCAAGGTGATATTTTCCATATCCCATTAACCAAGGACAGCATTTATACTTTAGTAGGATTTTTATTTATACATCCAATTGATTATAAAAAATACAGAAGTTATCATTTTCCCACAAAAGGAGAATAACCCTAAAATAAATGGATTTCAAAAAATATAAAAATCATCTAAAACAATACCTCACCTCAAAGGGTTTTAATCCGTCTAACTACCCCATGTTCTGCTTTTCCCCCGATCACAAAAATACAAACACGCCCTCCTGTCTTATATATGACGATCATTTCGATTGTAAATCATGTGGCATACACGGCGACATTTACGACGCCTGCAAAATACTTACCGGAATAACCGAAACCGCAAAACAATTTCAAGAAATAGAAAAAACCTTCCTTGGATATACTCCCCCGCCCGAAAAGAAAAAAGAAAGGTTCATAGTCGATACCCCGTCATTCCTAAAACTAATCACCTACTTAAAAAATCACGGTGGACGTAAAAAAGGTGTAGCTGATTTTCTAAACCAACGCGGATATAGCCCGGAAGTTGCCGGACTTATGACGCCTTATCTTTGCTATTGGCCCGGCTTTGATATTGCAATCCAAGAAATAGGAAAAGATATAATAAAAAAATCAGGCATCCCACTCATTCACCCTGAAAAAGGCTATTCATCGTGGGGTCATTCCGGGGCCGTGTTAAAATTAGCAACCGGATTAAAACTATGCTACTATAAAGACGGTAAATGTGAAAAACGAGGTTCTAAAAGTTGTTATACGTTCCCATCTCCTGGAAGATTATTACCCGACACAAAAGTAATACTCGTGGAGGCTGAATTGACCGCTATTGCCTTGAGATCGTTAGGTTTTGAAAATGCATTCTCGACCGGCGGAACAAATGGAATGACAATAAAATCCCTTAAGGAATATCTACTTTCCACAAGAGAAATTATATTTGCATTCGACGGGGACGATCCAGGAAGAAAAGCAAGCGGGATATTAAAATTAGAAAAAGACGATAAACAAAAAAACTATCCTGAAATATTATTAAAAAATAATTACAAGGGAATTATTAAAGTAGCTCATTCCCCCGACCTTAAAGATCCTGATGATCTAATCAGAGAAAATAAAATAGACGAACTTAAAAAAATAATAGAAAATGCAGAAATCTATAAATCAAAAAATGATGATCCCGAAAACCTAACAACTAAGAACCCACCATTTTTCTTTTTAGGCTACGACGGGAGGGCACATTTTATATTACCAAAAAATCAAAATATTCCACTCCGTATCAGCCGCGGAGATCAATCAATAAAAAATTGGTTAAAAGAAATTGCCCCTGCTGAATGGTGGCTTGAAAACTTTTACAAAATGGATGAGGAAGGAAATATATCTTATGATCCGTATGCGGCCATATCCTGGTTTAGAGAAATGTCATTCAAGCGAAATATTTATAATGAAGACAAAATATTGGGTATCGGTGTGCATAAAGACGGTGATGATATTATTTTTAATATGGGCAATTGTTTATTTATCGATGGTAAAAAATTAGATTATAATGATTATATCGGTAAAAATATCTATTGCAGATCAAAAGTAATATTAAAATTAAAAGGTAATCCATGGACAACCGGTGAAGGTGTAAATCTAATGAGACAGATAAAAACCTTCACTTTCGAGCGCCCTATCGACTATCTTGTAATAGCCGGTTATGTGGCAATTGCTCCCTTTGCGTCAATCCTAAAAGTGAGACCTCATATATGGGTAACTGCCCGGCACGGTCTAGGGAAAACAACTATACTAAAAAATATCATCGTTCCAGGTGTAGGCGAAAAGCAAGCTCTGTACTTAGACGCCACCTGTTCAAGTGAGGCTTTTGTCCGTCAAACATGTGGAAAGGATTGTCGTGTTCCCGTAATTGACGAATTCGACTCGAACGATAAATCAAGCCTTGATAATAATAAAAAAATACTAACTCTCATTCGTACTGCATATTCAGGAGCTACAGCCGGAAAAGGTACTCCGGATCATACGCCTATAAACTTCAACATAAAACTAATGTTTTGCCTTGCTTCCATAAACGTAAGATTCGATAACGATGGTGACCGTTCTCGCGTCGTTGTGTGCAGGATGACTCCTAAAAACACGAACGACAAAAATTATGTAAAAGAAATAGAAAACTTTGACGGCCTAAGACTCAGGATTTTCAAACGAATAAAAGAATTAAACTCGGCAATAGGAAAAGCAAAACAAATTATAATGGAAAACGGACACAACGATAGAACCTCCGACACATACGCACCGTTTCTTGTCGGATTCTGGATGATAATGTCAGATAATCTATTTTTCGAAGGTGATGAAAAAATACAAGAATATATAATTAAATCCATAAAAGGGATATTTGAAGCTGATTATAGAAATGATGAAGACCGGATCTTAAACCGAATCTTTCAAGAGCGTATAAAAATTGACCCGTCTCTCGAACTAACGATAGCCGAAATGCTCACGACGGTAGACGGAGATATGTCACTAATCGACGAAAAATTAAGATATGATGAAAATATAAGGCGTTACGGAATAAGAAAAATGGTTTCAAAAGGTGAAAGTATACTTGCAATAGACACGGACCATCCGGAAATTAAGAAAATCTTAAGAGAAACTCCCTTCGAGGATTACAAGGAAGTGCTACAGCGCCACCCGTCCGTAATAGAAAAATCAAAAATAGTCTATATGTCCGGGAAAAACACCAGATGTGTAGTTTTCTCTTGGCGAGAAGTCCATGAAAAATATTTTAAGGAAGAAATCGATGATATTCCATTTTGAAATTACACAATACAATAGAAGAAACTTGCTTTTTTCGTATTTTTTTCACTTTTTTATCATTTATTTTACGAAAAAGCTTGACAAATATATATAGATGTGTTACATTATATATAGATGAT